AGGAGCTGCAACGTCCAACGGAACCAACGATAGAGGAGTTGTGATGGGAAAAGGAGAACCCGGCAAGCGTAGCATTTCAGCAGCTGCTATTGAATTCGTCACGATATCCACTCCTGGTAACGCAATCGTGTATGGAGAGAATTCAAACTTGGGTTCAATGCAACCAATGTCCAATGGTGCAAAATAACAAAAAAGTAAACTTTAAGATAATTATTCAATAGGAAGACCTACATGGCAATCAAAGATCTCATAGTATTAAACGAAACAGATTCCAAACTGGAAGCTCAACAGGGTACAGATACTGCTCGGATTAAAGGTACGTCCAGAACGGTTTTGGATATAGTATCCGATGATGAAGTTTCAGTACTAAAAGTCAATAGTTCCGGAAGTGAAGTCGTGATGGGAGGACCAGTAACGATGTCCGGCGACATATCGGGTAGTTTACCCACCGCATCTATGGGTCATGCTAAAGCGGCAGTCTTCACGGGAGATGGATCAGAACTCACTGGAATAATCACTCCTGATACCGTGAGTAGTTCGTTGCAGCTAGCTGACGTAATCTCGGGATCATGGCAAACTGAACTCTCTAGTTCAGATCTAGTCTTTGTTGACGGAGGTATATCAGGCTCGGGTGTTTCTACGGGTTCGTTTGGAAGATTTATAGCCGTGGATACATTTGCTGGAGAAGGAACACAATTATCAAATGTCCCGTTCAATGGAATAGTATCGAGTTCCACACAGATAGGTCAAGACACTTCGGGTAGTTTTCTGGGTCAACTCAGTGGAACAGCGCCGGCACAAACATTTATTGGAGGAGGAGTATCAGCTTCTCTGAACTCCAGTAGTTCACTCCATTCAGTTGTAGCTTCCTTTGAAGGAGATGCTTCACAACTCACGGGTATGGATTTACCTCACGGATTAATAAGTAGCTCCGCTCAACTACCAGATGTTTCTGGATCTTATGTTGGTCTATTTGTTTCAGGGTCAGTCATAGAGCTGAATAAGGGCTTGAAGGCTGCGGGATCAGGAGGAGTCAGTGGTTCAAATGCAGGTCCTGGTGGTCAGAAAGCAATCTTTTCCGGCTTTAATAATAACGAAATTCAACACGTTACGATCAGCACATTAGGTGATACTGCAGATTTTGGTGATCTTACCGAAACTTTGAGGTATGGTGGTGTTATATCCAACGGATCAAATGACAGGGGTATAATAGCTGGAGATTACCCAAGCACAAATACAATTAATTACGTCACGATATCAATAAATGCAAATGCTCAAGATTTTGGTGATTTGGGTTCATTCAACAATGATAGTAGACACGGTGCAAAGAATTCTATCTCGAATGGTACAAACGAGCGGGGCATATTCACCGGTGGAGTTTATCCCAACTATGGGGCCGATATCCATCAGTTCATAACGATATCCACCTTAGGTAATGCAAAACTTTTTGGTAATTTAGAAACCACAATGTTCAATATAGGGGCCCATGGAACCTCAAATCAAACAAACGAGAGAGGAATCATAGATGTCAGACAGGTGATGGAATACATCACGATATCTACGTTGGGAGACTCTGCTTTTTTTGGGAACCATCTAGAAGATGGAACCACAGGTGGATTTGGTCGCATAGGACACACATCGAACGGTACCGATAACAGGGCAGTCCGAGGAGGTACAAACTCTACTACTATAGCATATCACACCTTAGCAACTAACAGTGATAGTTTAGATTTTGGAGATTTCACTGAAACTTTTGGTACGGGAAACACCGCAACCTCTAACACTACGGATCAAAGAGGACTTTTTACTCAAGGCAATTCAACAGATACAATGAATTATCTTACGATCAATACGTTAGCAAACGCTTTAGATTTTGGTAACTTTGAAGCCGGCTATGGGGGTCACATGGCAGCCTCAAATGCCGGTGCAACTCAACATGTTAGTGAACTCTCGGAGATCACATCAAGTACTTTTGTTGGAGATGGAGCGGGTCTGACATTTGATCTACCACTTGGAGCTGTTTCCTCCAGCAGAGATATTGGACATCACGTATCTAACTCGTTACACTCTCCAATGGGTGTAGCTGTGAATAATTTGGTGGCCTGGTGGGAAATGGGAGAAAACATAGAGATCTCTGGGACCGTAGGAGATCCGCAGGCAAAAGTGATCAGAGTGTTTGATAGTTCAGGAAATGGTAATCACCTCATAGCTTCAGGATCAATCTCGGGATCCAACATAGTAACTAGTTATACGCCATCTGGTAGTACCTATCATAACAACTATACGGGCTCATACAGAGCTCTTGAGTTTGATCGAACCGATCAGTTTCTACAAACAGAAAAACCTTTTGATGTTTTCTTGAAACCACAATTCACAATATCGTTTTGGTTCCGTGGTAATCTTGGTGGATACACGCAACAACAAGTATTTTTTCAAAACGGTGTAATGGATATAAATGCATACGCCAACTATTTCAATACTACGGTTCATGGTATAACGCTACAATCTCAACAAGTAACCGGTATATCGTATCCCAAGTGGCAACACTTCGTAATCACATGTGATAGGGACACGCGTCAAATCAACCTCCATGGCAATAATCAGGGTAATGTTGCTTCCGCGTCCATTGAAGGTCAAGCACCTACGGGTAAATACTATCACGGTACGAATCAAAGCGGATCAACACTATATGATCGTTATTGGCCTCAAAACGACGATCCCACACCAATCTACGGGAATGCAGCTAATCCTTTTAGAATAGGTGCAAATGCAACCCTGAGCAAACTTATAACTGGAAGTTTTGATGACATCGCGATCTACGATAAAGTATTATCTCTAGAAGAGATTACAACCCTGTACAACTACGGTACCGGTAGTCATCCCAACGCTATCTCGAGTTCCCATATGGACTCTGTACAAACGGAAATGTTTGTTGGTGGCGGTGTAACGACAGGATACAGCTTTAATAACTCACTATCTTCTTCTGCTGGAGGAGATAGAGTGTTGATAGCCGGAGGAACAAATTCTTCAGACACTGATACGGACACAATAGAACACATAACTGTGAGCACACCGGGTAATGCTATAGATTTTGGAAATCGCACAGAGGGCAAGTACAACATCTCAGCACTTTCCAACGGTCTCAGACAGAGAGGATTATTTGCTGGTGGGTTTGATGGATCGGATGGATCCAATGTGATAGATTTTGTCACGATAGACACGACTGGAAACGCAACGGATTTTGGAGATCTAACGGCTGCAGGATATGCTGGTGACGGCATGTCTAACGGTCCAGATGACCGCGGGGTCATTATTGTCGGTGAAGCCAACGGAGACGCTTTAGATTTTGTCACGATAAGCACGGCAGGTAATGCGGTAGCTTTTGGTAACACTTTATCATCGGCAGCCAGAACAGCTGGAGCCACAGACAATGCTACAAATCAACGAGGTATCATTGCGGGAGGAACACCTGCTCAGGATGTCATAGAATTCATCACGATATCCACACTGGGTGGAGGATCACAGTTTGGTGATCTCTCACAAAACACCACAGGAGCTAAGGGTCACTCTAACAAACAAAATGAACGAGCAGTCTTTGCGGGAGGAGCCACGAATACAATTGAGTTCGTGACGATGAACGTACTGGGCAACTCTGTTGATTTTGGAGACATGACACAACTAAAGACCTCAGAGGATCAAACAGCTGGTTCCTCAAATGCAATAAATGAGAGAGGAATCATGGTAGCCTCAACGACTACCGCTCACTCAATTGAAAACATAACGATCTCAACACCAAGTAACGCATTAATTTTTGGATCGCTTGCAGAAGCCAGAGAGGCAACCGCAGCGACATCCAACGCAACACCCACGAGAACAATTAACAGTTCATTCCCTGAGATCACAGCGGATAGAGTATCTGGTGTTGGTACCGCGATAACAAATCACGTTCCAGCTAACCTCGTTACCTCATCGGCTCAGTTAGCCTCAGAGATATCGGGATCTGTGGGAAGGTTTGAATCCACGTACTCTCCATATAGTGTCGAGATGTATCAGGGAACAGCAACCGGATCTACCGACATGCCATTCACGGCCTCAGCCGCAATGAAGAACGAACGATCGGTTCGATTTAATAATAATGGTTCGATAGGGATCACGGGTAGTCTGATGGCTCCAATGAGTGAATCTCAGACCTGGACTTGGTCTCATTGGTTGAGACAGACAAAAAATACATTTGAAAATTCCACTGATAACGTTATCCAGGAATACAATCACACAATGAATTCCAACTACTACAATGGCATATGGAGGCTCAGACAAAACTCTCACTTGTTCCGAGTCATCACACCTAAATTTGACGATAGTGGGACAGATACAGTCTCATTAGATTTTACCAATGAAAAAACTTTCCTGAGAACATTTGGATACCAATGGAATCACCACGTGGTCACATACGAACAGTCTTCCAGTAAGGTCGTCGATGCTGTATCGGGATCTACACCTCACTTGTATTCAATGTACCTCAATGGTAACTTGATGACTACTAGATCTGTTTCGCTAGAGTATAGAAACCCCATGGGGATCTCCGCTAGTCATTCAGATCGAGATCCAGGTAGAGATGGACCTATACGTATAGGAGAGAGATCTCCAGCTGGATCCAACTGGCAGGGATACTTCAACCACTCGGCCTACTGGGATACAGCTCTTTCGGCATCAGCTCTTAGATATCTATGGAATGCCGGTATAGCAGCAGATCCGCTCGTGAATTCACCATCGTATAACGCAGCAGCCAATCTTGTTGGATACTACCGATACGGCGATACCCAAAACGGAGTATCTGCATCTCACGATGGATCCGCATGGCACTTTGGTAACCTGGCTAGTGGTAGTGGTAATGGATACGAGAACACATGGGCTTCCGCGTCATTCCAAGGAACATCAGATTCATCAAATAGAATTGACTTTGATGCACCACCCAAGAATGACAGATTCTTGACCGCAAGGTATCCAGAGGCATTATCAGGATCACAAGATGCCACGATAGCCTTCTGGGCAAGAACCGGTACTACTGGTAAAAAGGTAGAGTACCTAATAGGTAATGCAGCTGAACAGGGATTTGAAATCCGTAAGGGTGGAGATGATGCAAACTTTAGGTTTGCGGTCTTGACCGGTTCGTCTGCTCACGCCACTTCAAGTTTTGAAACACACCACGCGATCCCCGACAATAACTCTGAGGGAACATCAAGTGGATTTGCCCATTATGCTCTCACGTATGATGGGGATGGAGCACTAACGGGATACGTTCAGGGTTCTGGATCAGCACTCACGAGAACCGGCACTGCAACCGCTAGTTTGAGTTTTGATACTGGATCCTTCAAGTTTGCTGACACAGCAGGTACAGGAATCTTGAACATAGGTAGGAAATCCAGACACTCTGGATCAACATGGTTGGGAAGTATCCACGAGGTAGCGATATGGACTTCGAGTTTATCCGCAGATGCTATTGCAGACTTAGCAAAGGGACCATTTGACCTTGGTACCAAAACAACAACAAATTACAATGCCACTTCAAGTCTTGTGACTTATTTTTCCATGACTAGTGGTTCATTCAATGGAGGCTCTTAATGGCTTGGGTATTTAAAGATAAATCACCTGGAAACACAGGAAATGAATTATCATCTTCAGTTCCAGCAGCGGTATCTGCATCAGACTTCTTGGAATCATCCAGAAGGGTAGATGCTCCAGCTGAGCATGAAGATTTATACGAGAGATCACTCCAGGGAAACATTAAACACATTCACGCTAGTGTGGGGGGACAAAATGTAGGCACTACGGGAAATCCCACATTTGCAAACATCACGGTAACTAACCAGTTGAATGCTGGATCTATCATCGTGGATGCCACTGGACAACCCAACTACTCATCCAGTATTGGAAATGGTTTGTCTGTGTTTGGAGATACCATTGATGACGTTCATTCTGTAACTGGATCTTTCAACGTCTCAGGTTCTCTAGAAGTTCAGACGCTTATGGATCTGTCGGGATCTTCTCACTACAGTATGTCTGCAGAATACTTTGAGGGTAAGGGAACATCTCTCACCAATGCCAAAATTGATAATGCAGATCATGTTCCTGTAGATGTCTTTGAGGATACAACATCCGCATTACAGTTGCCTACGGGTTCTAGACCAACACAACCTCCTGGTCAGCGTGGTATTATGGTCGGAGGCGATCAAGGTCCATCCAACGTTAGTGACCAGATACAATTTGTCACAATCAGTACTCCTTCGAACGCAACAGACTTTGGTAATCTATCAGCTGAGAAGAAAGATCAAGGAGCTGCATCGAACGGAGTAAACGACAGAGGGATAACTTTTGGTGGTTTAGCGATAACAGATGTAATAGAATTTAATACGATTAGCACTCCTTCTGATGCCATAGATTTTGGAAATATGTTTGAGTTTCTCCATGGAGTGGGAGGAACTTCTAACGGACCCAATGAGAGAGCCTTATTGATTGGTGGTAATGGCCAAGGACAAAAGAACACTATAGAGTTTGTCACAATTTCAACCACCGGTAATGCTAATGATTTTGGTGATACGGTTGATCCAAGACACTTAGTCGGAGCAACTAGCAATGGAGTCAACGATAGAGCGGTATACGTAGGGAATTCACCCGTCAGTACCGATATAGAATTCGTGACAATATCCACAACTGGTAATGCAGCAAAGTTTGGAGACACTACGGCTAATTTTGATGGTCCTCGAGGGAGTTCTAATGATCTCAACGACCGCGCAGTCTTCAACAATGCAGCCACGATAGAATTCTTAGGTATATCACATGAAGGAAACACTTTAGATTTTGGCGACCGTACGGTTGCAGCAAAGCTACCATCAGGGTTCTCAAACGGAACTGATGAGAGAGGAATGTTCGCTGGAGGTACAGTGGCTCCTCTCAACGATACAATTGATTACGTGACGATCTCGACACCAGGAAACGCTATAGACTTTGGGAACATGTTGAGCGCTACCGCGGCTGGATACGGATACAGTAATTCACCAACACAAAATTGGCCTTATGAGAACAGCCTGGATAGTATCACGTTGTTCACGTCAGGATCAGCAAGCTCTTACTCAAGCATCACGGGTTCATATCTCCACATATCAGCATCAACGCAGGGACAATCTGGTGGAGTCTACAGTGGCTCATCGGCAACTCTTTTGGAAACCATTGAATCTGGTTCACTGACAGTTTCCTCAAACACACCTCATGGAAACACTAGTGTTCATTTCATGGGAAGTGGTACCAACAATACCTCGATAGAAACCGTCAGGATAAATACTCCGGGTGATGCTACAGACTTTGGTGGTGTTCAACTACACCGTGGATATCAAAATGCTGGTCTCAGCAATGGTATTCTGCAACGGGGAATATTCGTTGGTGGAATGTATAATGACGACGTTCTTAATAAACAGATACAATACATAACAATTTCTACTCCAGGTAATGCAAACTCATTTGGTGAAGCAGGAGGTCCCGTGAATCAAGCGGGTGGCTTATCTAATGGTCCAGGTCAACGAGGTGTATACACGAGAACGCTGAACCCTGGTCAATGTAACGGTCTTGAGTATATCACGATATCCACGCTAGGGAATGGTTTTGACTTTGGGGACCAAACAATGGAAAGAACATTAGTATCAGGTCTTTCCAATGGTGTCCACGACAGAGGAGTCTTCGCGGGAGATAAACCTTTTGTTTCTGGTCAAATGGATTTCATTACAATTTCAACTCCATCGAATGCAAGTATTTTTGGCAATCTTCGTCTACAGATGAACAAACCCGCTGCCTTTTCGAACGACACCAACGGTAGGGGTATCCTGGCCAGTGGTGGAGGTCTCAATTCAGGTATCATAAATACCATTGAGCACATCGCGATATCAACATTAGGCGACACAGCAGAGTTTGGACATTTACAAACCGGAGCAAATGATGGAGCCACTGGAGCCTCTAATGGTCGTGGTGAACGCGGAATAGCATTTGACATGAGGACCTCTAACCCAGTAGGACACCTTCCGCTCATTGAAACCATTACGATCGATAGACCAAGTGACGCTGTGACGTTTGGGAATTGTGTCGACACTACACCCAATGTAAGTTCAGCAACAAGCGACGGAGCAACCTTTTATCCTCAAGCTGCATACCCATCCATGAGATTTTCTGTAGATTTAGCTCACATGAAAGCAAATGCGTCCGGAAGTGCTAATTTTCAATCCGGAGGATTATTCACGATACCGATCATCACTTCAGCCAGTACGGCTCAAAGTGGTTCCAATTCTTTCGTGAGGGGAGCCGAAGGAGCGACCGGTAGGACTGGTATCTTTGAGGCATGGACCGGACTAGTCCCACAGAGGGTAAATGTACCATCAGGTTCATCACCACAATTTTTATCATTCAGGCTAGATCTGGCTCTAGTGCACAGAACGCATCAATGTCAATAGCCTCTACGTTTAATGTATCGGCATCATTCACGAGCGGTAGTGCGGTATCAGCATCAACTGTTGCTGCAACGCAAGTATTTGGCACAAACACGATTTATACAGGTGAATGGAAGACTATCACTTCAGGTTCTATCGTACCGGGACAGAGAGCTGTTGTTGGTAATGGTGGAAGCATTAGTATTGATTACGCCACGATAAGTACACTTGGAAACGCAATAGATTTTGGAGATGGAGTGGCTTCTCTGGATTACAGCAGAGGTCTATCCAATGGTGTCCGAGATAGAGGTTTGATCGCTGGTGGTAAGATCACGGGAGGAGCTGATAGAACTACTATAGACTTCATAACAATTAATACTCCAGCAAATGCTATAGCTGGGTATGGTGATATTCAACACGGTGATGGGTCTAAAGGTGGTTCTCTATCAAACGGACCAGATGATCGTGGGTTGTTGTTCAGTAATGAAACAGCAACCGGTAAGATAGAATTTTTATCCTTGGTCTCACCAGGCGACGCTACTGATTTTGGAAATATGGTACATGGAGTCAGAGATGAATTCCAACATATGTCCAACGGAGTAGGGAACAGAGGAGCATATACGGGAGGCGGTCCAGCTGCACAGACCGGTATAGAGTTCGTCACGATATCATCGATAGGTGACGCTACAACCTTTGGAGATACTACGGTTGCACGTGCAGATCAACATGATGGTGGAGGATCTAATGATCAGAACAACAGAGGAATCTTTGCTGGTGGCTCTGATAACGTCACGATAGACTTTATAACGCTGACCAGTATAGGTAACGCTATAGATTTTGGCGATCTGGCTATGGATGGTGACGACAGCTACAACTGGATGGCAACCAATGGTGTAGGAGAGAGAGCTCTTGTGGGAGCCGATGATGTAAATGAAATAGCATTCATCACTATCAACACAGCGGGTAACTCAACAAACTTTGGTGATCTCAACTCTACGAACGATGATGGTAAGTTCGCTCTATCAAATGGAGCAACACATCCTGCGGAACCAGGCTCAACACTATCCGTGGAAAGAACATTCACATCTAGTTCGATAGCTTTTGGATCCGGATCAACTATATTCAATGCGTCTTCATCACTTGATATAAATGGATTTACTGGACAGCTTTCTCAGTCTAACTTTGCCACTGGGTCTTCGATAGCACTGACGTCTCGGATTATGAACACAACAGGTTCAGGACAGGTCTCAGCATCTATAAGTGCAGGAGCGCTCATAGACTTTTCACCCAAGACGCTACCGGGTGAACGAGGTTTACTGGTATCATCAGACAGTCCAGGCAACGATACTATTGGCTTTATAACAATTAGTACGCTTGGAAATGCAGCTCTCTTTGGAGAGGTTTCTGTAGCAGCCGTTCTCAAACCCGGAGGTTCAAACGGAACTGGAGGTAGATTTGTTAAGGGAATTGGAGGCGCAAGTGGAGATGGAAATTTAAGCAATGAATTTTTCACAATAAGTACGTGTGGTAATGCAGTTCATTTTGGTTACGCTACTCATGATCGACAATATAACTCAGCAGCCACTAACGGAACGGATCAACGCTTGGTGGTCTGTGCCACAAGAAATAATGAGAATGTTGAATTCTTGACCATTTCAACTTTAGGGAACTCTCTATTGAGTGGATTTGATACGTCTATATTCACACCTTCTAAGTCTACTAATGGAGTAGATCAAGGTGGAGCAACGTCTAATGGGAGAAACGGTAGAGCGGTATGGACCAGTCAATTAAATGGAGGAACAGACGCTGTCCATACAATGTTTTATATGTCAATTCTCTCAGGAGGTGACTCAAAAACATTTGGTACTCTTACGGGTGCTCCTAATTTTTCTGGAGCTCTGAGTAATGACGTAGATGATCGAGCAGTATTTCATCACCAAAATAGTAATATTATGGATTACATCACGATATCAACTCCAATGAATGCTGTAGATTTTGGCGACAATACGGGTAATGGAGGCTCTTGTGTGGGTGTGAGTAATGGAATTAATCAACGAGGTATAGTATATCAACATGATACCCTAATTATAAATTACATAACAGTATCTACACCAAGCAATGCTGTTGAGTTTGGTGAGCAATTAGCCGCGGTGGGAGTATCAGATCAATTTGGAGGACAAGGCGGTACTGATTCAGCTTTGTAAAAATCTAACTGTTTAATCAGAGAGCTCGATATATATAGATATATAAATTATTGGAGGTTATCTTAATGTCTAAATCAGACACACTTGTTAAAAAAAATAATTCTACACTAGTAGATCCAGAACAAATCCAACACTCGGCAATCACCGAGATCTTAAATCAACCAGGCGGTCTCACGACCATTACTGATGAAAAGCTAGCTACGATACAAAGAAATATGCCGGAAATCATCAGGGCTACACAAGCCGTTGATAGAAAGAACACTCAGACGACCTCAACCCTAATGTCACTTACGATGTTAAATGATTCTCCATACCGGAGATTGCGTCAGGTATTAGCTCAGATATCCAGGAAGAGAGGAGCTGTAGAGGATTCATATTTTCGACTCAAAGAGGATAAAATTAAAGCTAAGCAACTGAGAGAGCGAGGAGATGAACTCTCGGAAGCCAAAGCTGAACGTATTGAGTATGGTATTCAACAATCAACTCGTGGTATTGAACAAGCCTTGAAAGAAATAGGTTTCTTCCAAGAGATATACAATGAGATCATGGCTTCTCATAACATTCCAGAAAATTGGGATGAGGAAGACTCAGAGAAGGAAGAGATTGACGCACACCTCAAGATGGCTTTTAGACACGCTATTAGAGACGTGATGGCTCATGGCAGACTTGGTATGGGTACTCTTGAGTATATGGAGCAGTATGGAGTACATCCACAAACTGCTTTCAGATTAGTATCTCAATACATAAATGATAACGATGAGAGTATTGGAACCGGAAAAGCACCAACAGTAGATAATCTATACAATTTCTTGGATTCAATGTGTGAACAGTTTAGAGAAGCACACCTGGCAGTTATTCGTCGTATAGGAGTCAAAGGTATCATCAAGAACGATTGGCTGTATAAGACCGAACACGCTTAATACTTAATGAACAAAAGGTTATGTATAGCCACACCGGCTTATGGAGGGATGGTTCATATGGACTGGCACGATTCCATCATGTCTATGTGGCAAGCTGGTATAGAGGTGACCACGATCTGTTTAGGTAACGAATCCTTGATAACACGAGCTCGTAACACTCTCTTGAGAATTTTTCACAAACAAATGACCGGTATAGATAAGTTATTTTTCTTAGATGCCGATTGCGGGATCACAGGTCAAGATGTAAAATCCATGATGAATACACGCTATGATGTTATTGCGGCACCAGTAGCCCTCAAGGGTATGACTCCAGAGGGGAAACCACATCACAACGTAGCAGAACCAAAAGACACATCTGGAGGTTATCAACAAGTAAAATACGTAGGCACTGCAGCATTAATGTTATCGAGAAGAGCAGTAACTGATCTAGTCGATAATGCAATAAGTTGTGGAGATGTGTATAAAAAAGGAATTCTATCAAGTGATGACTCCAGAATACAAGCAGAAGAAGGAGAATACTATGATGTGTTCAAAACATCTATAGACGATGATGGAATTTATCTATCCGAAGATTATCACGTATGCCAGACGTTACGAGGATTGGGTTATAACATAATAGTAGATCCAAGAATCAAAACGAGACATAACGGTAATCACGTATTCCTAAGTCATTGATATGAACTCGTTGTTAGAACGCAATGGTTATGTTATAGAAAGAAATTTTCTTAATAACGACACTACATCAATATTAAATCTATATTCATTTAAATCTGTACAAGATCAGATATCAGTTCCAGGGGATCCTCGTGATGAAGTAGAGCATGTAAATTCGTGGAATCTAAATAGTCACGCAGCTTTTGATTCTATATTATTTTCATCTACGGAAAAAATGATACAAAAGTGTGAGGTTGAGTTGATACCCACATACTACTATGCTAGAATTTATCTCAGGAATGCTGATATGAACGGACACAGGGACAGAAAGTCGTGTCAGTTTTCAGCTAGTATCAACCTAGGACAATCTCATAACTATCCAATCTATATAGAAAATAAAAAAACCGGTACGTATACAGAAGTAGATTTACAACCCGGAGATGCTCTAATATACAAGGGAATAGAACAAAGGCATTATAGAAAAATATTCACCGGTAATTGGTATTCTCAATTATTTCTTCACTGGGTAGATTCTTCACAAACGGAATGGTTTTATGATAAAGGTGACAAGCCATTTGATCATGAGAAAAAATTTACAGATAGTTGGAAATCTATTTTATACTAAAGTTCCTGAAAGTATGATATTTATATTAGACAACATAGCTTAAAAAATGAACCAATTTATACAAGAGATAATCAAACCTTTACTAAAAGAAGATGAGCAGATCACTAATGTGGTAGGAGTGTATGCGGGCAGATTTCAACCATTTGGTAAACATCACCTAGCCACGTACAAGTGGTTATCTAAACAATTCAAAGATTCATATATAGCTACATCGGACAAGTCTGGCTCAGCAAAACATCCATTATCATTTAGGGAAAAGAAAAAACATATGATAAAAATGGGTATACCTGCAAACAAAATAGTGAAAGAAAAGAGTCCTTACATAGCTAATAATATTTTAAAAAAATATGATCCCAAAACAACAGCTGTGGTTTATATATTTGGACAAAAAGATGCTGGCAGATTAATGTCAGGAAAATATTTTAGAGATTATAAGAAAGAAAAGAGCAATCTACAGGGCTATCCAGAACAAGGTTATATATCGGTAGCGCCTCACGTATCAGTAAAGGTGGGAGGCAAAGAATTAAGCGGAACTACTATTAGAAATATGCTTGGTTCTAAGTCTATGGAAGATAGTAAGAAAAGAAAACTATTCAAACAACTATTTGGATACTACGACGACAAAGCCATGGAATTATTTACAAAAAGATTTGTTAATGAGTCTTTAATGGAAATGGGTATGACTAGTGGATATCCCGATCAGAAAGAACTCGATGATTATATGAAAAAGGTTGATAAGAACAGAAGCAAAACTGATTCCAATAAAGAATATGTATTTGAACCCGTTAATGAAGGCGTTGATACTGACGAAGTAGCAGGGTTCATGGTATATCATTTAGACGAGACTGGAAAGAAGGAATATTTGTTGCTGAGGGATAGTACATATTGGGGACCACCAAAGGGACACTTACGAAAAGGAGAAACTCCACTTCAGGGAGCAACCAGGGAAACTTATGAAGAGACTGGTATAACAATTTCCAATACTATTAAAAATTTTGAGTTTATCTATACTGTAAACTTTGGTACATCTAAGCAAAAAGATATTACAATGTACTTGGGTAAGACAAATAGCAAGAATGTTAAGTTGTCGCACGAGCATAGTGAATATGTGTGGGTAGATCGAGATCAAGCAATATCAATGATGAATCAAGAAAACGCAGTTGATATGTTTAATTCTATAGAATCATTGGATATGAACGAATCTATCTCGGTACCAATAGAGGTAGGAGATACTGTCTTAGGGGGTAGGTTTAAGAATAAACCAATCGTTGTTAAGGATATAGGAAAGAATGAAAAAGGTGATATTACAATTAACGGAAGACCTCTTTTAAAGTATAGAATAGTATCAAAGTCAGATATAGAAGAATTTGTAATCAAAACAAATATTATTGAATCTTCATTTACGCCAAATACAGCTGGGGGTATAGTAGATGATGGACCAAGATATTGGTATGGAAATCAAAATACATATCGCAAATCAGCTGAGCGAGAAGCTGCTAAGCTGGGATATAGGGTAGTAAATTATATAGTACCTGATATGGAATTTGAAGAACACGATACCTACTATCCAAATGGACCTACCGGAGCAGTTTCATACTTTCCTGCGGGTTTGGTTGGAGCCAAGGCTGGTACCAATATACTAGCTGATCTAAAAGGTAAGCCCGCATTTAATAAGTGGTTACAAAACATTAACAGAAGTATAGTGAGACTAGGATGGAATCTTATAGATTTTATTTCAGCTGATGATTCAATCAAACAGTCTTCAAAAGAACCAATCAAGTCAACAAATCCAAAGGTTGACCAACCTGAACCAACGGAACCAAAAGATGAAAAGGACCAACATAACAAGATGAGTGTAGTAGAAGAACAATTATTTACTAAGAAATGGTGGAAAGACATTCTCACCGAGGGTGGCGCTTATGGACACATGGCACATCCATTTGATGATATGGATCTCACTTTTGGAGACCTAAGAGCTATTATTGAAAATGGATTACAGGGTACTCTTGATCGGGAAGATAACGTGACGGAAAAATTAGATGGTCAAAACTTAATGATAAGTTGGAAGAATGGTAAGTTAATAGCTGCAAGGAACAAAGGACATTTGAAAAATGCAGGTAAAACAGCACCAGACGTCAAAGGCATTCAGACAATGTTCAAAGGTAGAGGAGATATAGAGAATGCATTTGTATTTGCCATGAAGGATCTCCAAAAGGCTATAGGGAAATTGTCAGAAAAACAAAGAACCAAGATATTTCAAAACGGTAGTTCTTTTATGAATCTTGAAGTAATGTGGCCCAAATCAGCAAATGTTGTAAATTACGACAAGGCTGAAATAGTTTTTCATGGAGCACTGAGGTATAATGATGCTGGTAGCCCTACAGGAAATGTACCGGATAGTGCAAGAGCATTGGAGGGTATGATACGTCAAGTTAATCAAAACGTACAAAAACATTATAAGATATCCAAGCCTAATTTTCTCAAGGTTCCAAAGAGTCAAAATTTTGGAAAGAGACAATCATACTACAATTCCAAGGTATCTAAGCTGCAAACCAAGTATTCTCTAAAGGATGCAGATACGTTAGCTCTGTATCATCAACGTTATTGGGAAACATTTATACAACAAGCAGAAAAGAAGTATTCTTCACGTTTAAATGATATGACATTTAGAGGTCTAGTTCGGAGATGGGCTTTTGGTGATAAGTCATTTAAGATACCGGATATCAAAAAGGCACTGAGTGATAGTCCAGAATTTTTGAATTGGGCACTAGGATTTGATAAAAACGATCATGCCGCTACAATAAAAAGTAATATGAAACCATTTGAGATGTTATTCTTTCAACTTGGAGCAGAAATATTAAAAAATATAAAAGGATTTACAGCAGCAAATCCATCAGCTTCTGTTCAAAGAATGCAAAAGGGGTTAGATAAAGCTATAAAGGACATCCAAAAGGGAGATGACGTCAAGAAGATAAAATTAGTAAAAAATCAATTAGAGAAGTTATCTGCTATAGGAGGACCGGAATCAATAGTACCCTCTGAAGGTCTAGTATTTAAATATAAAGGTAAAGTATATAAGTTTACTGGAGCATTTGCACCAGTGAATCAAATACTTGGAGCACTAAAATTTAGCCGATAACTATATAACTATATATGTATACAGGAAGCAAGTCATGTCAGTAGAAAAAACACAAAACAAAATAAATCAACTCTTCAAACCAAAAGTCCAAGTTGGATACAATTCACCAACAGTAAATCAACGAAAAGAGGGTGAGGAATGGACTGATGCTAGAGGTCGAACGTGGAAGATAGAAAACAAACAAAGAAAACAAATAACTAAGATTCCACCTCGAGGGTTTGACAAGTGTTTGGATTGTAATAAACTTATTCTAAAGAAAATAGATCAGGACACTTGGAATAGAATGGCGAGATGCTACTACTGCCAAGTTAATTTTGAAGCTCATTTGAAAACTATTAATAAATGGGGTGAGTGGGTAAACGAACAAGAACAAGCTAGGTGGAAATCCGTGACTGAAGAATTAACTGATGCACTAAGGGGTGAACGTGAAAGGTTACCCGACTTTGATCCTACGATAGCAAACGCAATAACTAACGAACACAAGAACGGAGCTAAGTAATGAAAATTTTAACAAAACTTGTAGCTATATTGGCTGGAATTGCAGGAATAGTAGGTATGGTTTTAGGTTCACAAAAAAAATCTCAAGAAGTCAAAGAATTAAAAAAAGTTATAAAGAATTCTAAAAAAGAAGAGGCTAAAGTAGAAAAAGAGATAGTAAGTTTAGAACAGGATAAAGCTACTAATAAAAAAGAAATCACAAAGCTAAAGAGAAGATTAACCGTAGCTAAGAAAAAAACTGTTAAGATGGAAGAAGCCTATGAGGCGGATGATATAGAATCAGCAGAAGATTTTTTAAAAAAGTTTTCCAAAAAGAAATGAGAATGGATATGAAAATATTAAAGTATTTATTAATAACCGGTTTAGTATTGTCTGTGACAGATGGACAAACGATCAAAAAAGATGGCAAGGAAGTAGCATCTTTTACACAGTCTGAAGCACTTGAAATGTTGAAAGCTCGTGATGCTCAATGGAAAGGTAAGTTAGCAAAAGCTGATTCGTTGATAGCATCTAAGAACGTTGTGATCAACGAGTGTGAGAGTCTAGTGGCAGAAATAGAAAAAAATGCTAACGTCGAGTTTGTTTTATCTGAGGCGAAAAGCAGACAAATAAAAATATTAAAAACACGAGATAAAGCCAATGAAGAGATGATAAAGGCTCTTCAACCTAAATGGTATGAAAATCAATACTTATGGTTAGTAATAGGAGTTGTTCTAGGTAAAATCTAATGAGCGACATCAAACAAGCCATCCGTAGAGAGTACCTCAAGTCATCAGATGACCCTATCCACTTTTTACGTAAATATGCAACCATACAACATCCTCAGAAGGGTAAGATCAAATTTGACCTATATGATTTCCAAGAGAGATCACTTCAAGATCTAAGACAGCATGACTATAATATAGTTTTAAAATCTAGGCAGCTTGGAATCAGTACGTTATCTGCAGGTTATGCTCTATGGACGATGTTATTCTTTCAGGATAAAAATATATTAGTAATTGCTAAGGATAAAGACGCTGCTAAGAATCTCGTTACTAAAGTGAGAGTGATGTATAAAAATTTACCCACTTGGTTAAAGACTACAGTGGAGGAAGACAATAAGTTGTCGTTTAGATTGGGTAATGGCTCACAGATAAAAGCTGTTGCTGCTACACCAGAAGCTGGTCGATCAGAAGCATTATCTCTGTTGATACTTGATGAGGCAGCATTTATTGATACAATTGAGACTATATGGACAGCTGCACAACAGACGCTTGCTACGGGTGGAAGATGTATAGTTTTATCGACACCAAACGGTGTTGGAAATTGGTTTCATAAAATGTGGGTTGATGCTATAGAAGGCACAAATGGATTTTCTTTTATAGAATTACCATGGCAAGTTCATCCCGATCGAGACCAATCGTGGAGAGATGAGCAAGATAGAATTTTAGGTCCAACCAAGGCATCTCAAGAATGCGACGCCGACTTTTTAAGTTCAGGTAATTCAGTAGTAGATGCACAGATACTTCAATGGTATAAGGAAACAACTGTAGCTGAGCCAGTAGAACAGGGTGGTGTAGATAAAAACCTTTGGATATGGTCTTATCCAGACTATACAAAGGAATATATAGTTGTTGCTGATGTAGCACGTGGAGATGGAACGGATTATTCAGCCACACAGGTGTTTGAAGTAGATACGATGGATCAAGTAGCTGAATATAAAGGTCAGCTAGGAACTACGGATTTTGGTAACTTTTTGATAGAACTTTCGACTAAATATAATGATGCGTTGCTCGTGATAGAGAATAACAATGTGGGATGGGCAACAATACAAACTGTAATAGATCGGGGTTATAAAAACCTTTTCTATCAATCTAAAGATCTACAGTATATTAATGTTGAGCAACACACTACTAACAGATATAGATCTGAAGATAAAAATCTCATACCTGGTTTTGGAACTTCTGCTAAGACTAGACCATTAGTAATAGCTAAGATGGAAGAATATACAAGAGAAAAATTAGTAAAATTAAAATCAACACGTTTAGTAGAAGAACTTTTTGTATTTATATACAAGAACAACAAACCTCAAGCCATGCAGGGATATAATGATGATTTAGTAATGTCGTATAGCATAGCATTGTGGATAAGGGATACAGCTCTTAGATTAAAGTCTGAAAAAGATGCTTTGCAAAAAGCTACAATGAATTCTATCTTAAATTCAAATCAAGGGCATGATGCTGGATTCAGTAATAGAACATCTCCTGCGGGAAAGGAAAATCCATGGGAGCAAAATATTAAGGGACAAAAAGAAAGTCTCGATTGGTTATTATAAATAGGATATTAAATGGCACAAGAAAAAGAAAACATTTTACAACGACTAGGAAATTTACTACAAAGTAATATAGTTATACGAAAAACTGGTGATAATCGACTAGTTGTAAAAGATTTAGACTTTAATCAAAGTGGATTACTTAGCAATTTTGTAGATCGATACAGCAAGATCATGGGGGGCAGTGGTTTTGGTTCACAATATTCTGCAATGCAAAATAGCAGGAATGCATATGAAGTAGCCCGGACAGAATTATTTAGAGAATATGAGCTCATGGACTCCGATCCTATAATCAGTAGTGCTTTGGATATTTACTGCGACGAATCTACAATTGATAATATTAGTGGTGAGATACTAACCATCCAAACAGACAATGGTAAACTCCATTCAGTACTTCATAATTTATTCTATGATATATTGAACATAGAGTTTAATTTATGGTCGTGGATGAGAAATTTAGTAAAGTATGGAGATTTTTTCCTATTAATGGATATAATGGACAAGTATGGTGTAGTGAATGTTAAGCCATTATCACCTTATGAAGTCAGAAGGTTGGAAGATCACGATCCAGAGAGTCCTAAAAAAATTAACTTTGAAATAACTGGAGATGAATCTTCTAGAAGACCTAATTCAGCTAAACCTAAAATGTATGAGAATTATGAAATAGCTCATTTTAGATTGCTCAGTGATAGTAATTTTTTACCATATGGTAAATCTATGTTGGAGGGAGGTAGAAGAGTTTGGAAACAATTGTCTCTTATGGAAGATGCCATGTTAATTCATAGGATTATGAGAGCTCCTGAAAAGAGGGTATTCAAGTTAGATATTGGTAATATACCACCTAATGAAGTTGATAATTTTATGCAAAAGATTATTAACAAAATGAAAAAAATACCCGTTATAGATCAAAATACAGGTGAATATAATTTAAGATATAACATGGAGTCCGTAACTGAAGATTACTTTTTGCCAGTTAGAGGAGGAGACTCAGGTACGGAAATTGAAACTCTACCAGGTTTATCTAATGATGCAGCTATAGATGATATAGAATATTTAAAAAATAAATTAATGGCATCATTGAAAGTTCCAAAGGCTTTTCTTGGTTATGATGAGAGTATAGGCAGTAAGGCTACTCTGGCAGCTGAAGATGTTAGATTTGCACGTACTATAGAGAGGTTACAAAAGATAGTAGTCTCTGAACTTTCCAAGATTGCAATAGTGCATCTGTATGCTCAGGGCTTTGAAGATGCTGAATTACTAGACTTTAATCTTGAACTACAAAACCCTTCTATGATTCATGAACAAGAAAAGTTAGAATTAATGGAAAGACAAATACAGATAGCTCAGGCAGCAATGGACAATAAACTATTTAGTCGTGATTGGGTTTATGATAATATATTTGATATGAATCAACAAGACAAATCTGATATTTTTGAAGGCGTCATAAACGATCAAAAACAAGCATTTAGAATGGATCAAATAGAAGCTGAGGGTAATGATCCTGCAGAAACTGGAGCTGCTGCTGACGATATAGAAGAAGAAACCGGAGACTGGGGCGGATCTGAAAAAGGTCCTGGATACGATAGCGGTGACAATAGGGGTAGATCATCAGCACAAGATCTCAAGGATGCAACCAAGTATGAACGACAAAGTATGGGAGCTAGAGAGTTCAAAGGGGGCTCGCCTCTTGCTATGAGCAAAGGTGCTACAGCAGTTAAGTCTGAAGGCTTACTGCAACAGTTGAAGGAAAAGTTTAAAACATCAACTAGCTCACAGGGTTTGCTGAACGAACAAATTCTTTTAGAGGATGAAAACGATGTTTGATTACTACTTATATATGAAATACTGTATACACAGCAACTGGGGACTTATACATGAAATCTAAAAAAGTCAAGCACAACAAGCTAAAAAACACAGGATTACTCTTTGAGTTCCTGGTCAGACAAATTACAGCGGATGTGCTCAACAAGACTTCCAAGAGTCCGGCTTTATCTATTACCAAGAACTATTTTAACGCTAAGACTGAAGTTAGTAAAGAACGAACACTATACAACATGATAGTTAATCAAAAATACAAAACGGATAAGCAGGCTCAATTTTTTATTAATGAAGTAAACACTTCATTTAAACAACTTAATCGAAGTAAACTCCGAAAGGAAAAGTATCAATTAGTTAAAGATATACAGAAGAATTACAATTTACAAGAGTTCTTGTCTTCAGGTATACCTAACTATAAAAGTTACGCATCAGCTTATAAATTATTTGAATATGGTGATAAGTTGAATCCTGAAGAAAAAACAGAAACTCATTTCAATTTAGTTGAAAATATAACATCAGCTCCTGAAGTAAATTTAAACGACTCGGTTGGTAAAAAGCTACAATCTAGCGACGAGCTCAGAGTATTGACGTATAAGATATTGTTAGAAAGATTCAATGCTAAGTATCAATATCTTAATGGCAAACAAAAGCACCTACTCAAAGAATACATTAATAACGTATCAAATACAAATTCACTAAAGGAATTTATAAACAGTTGTGTTAGCAATTTGAAAAAATCATTAAACGAACATATTTCAAAGGTAGATCACAAAATAACAAAAATTAAGCTACGAGAAGCTGTAAATAGTATAGATAAATTTTGTGGACCAAATGAGGGTAAGTTGGTTGCGGATAGTTCTGTTTTACAAGTAATGCGATATTATGAATTAGAAAAGGAACTCATACGACGTGACAGAGGCGCAAAAAGAAAAAGTTAAAGACCTCATACGAGGCTATCTACAACCTGATTTGGAGGAGATATCAACTACTGCGGATGTTCCTGGCTACAGCACACCGTATGCTTTTAGTAAAAGTAAGTCGGATAAAAAGAAAAGATTAAAGCCATATCTAAAGGCTACGGGATACAAATTAGCTGAAGATTTGGATAACCAAGATTTAAAACAGGTGCGAGACATGATCCGAAAGGAAGTAGCATCAATACTTAGAGACATATGGATTAAACGTGCCATATGGGCTAAATAGGAGAATAGAATGGCAAGATATGGAGTAGGAGGCGAAAGCGTAGATGATCCAAGAAAATCATATCCAAAACCCATACCAGTAAAATCATTTGGTCAGGCCAAGGCTGTACCAGTAACCAAAATAGCTCATAGAGCATCTCATGTAATAGTTAATACTAGTGGTTCATTTAACTTTTTATACGAGACTACATGTTCTGAAGGTTCGTTAAGTGGAGGAGTAGAGGGTGGTGGAGAAACTTACGTGCCGGCAATAACAGTACATGGAGATGCGGAACCAATTAGATTAGATATTAATCCAGTAGCTTGGAGTGGTAGTCGTCGTGATGGGGACCTTGATGACGCTAATGCAGTTACTTTTGTTTATAGAGGAGGCTTATAATGAACAAACAATTATTAGTAGATGTGATTAATTTTGATGTATCTCCTACAGCTATAAACGAATCCATTAACAAGAACAATGGAAAATTAATCGTACAAGGTATTTTACAACGTGCAGGAGCTAAAAATCAAAACGGTAGAATCTACCCTAGAGATATTTTAATGAGAGAGGCAGAGCAGTATTCAAGTACTCAAATCAAAGAACGAAGAGCCCTTGGTGAATTAGATCATCCGGATAGCTCGGTGGTCAATTTACAAAACGCATCCCATAACATAACAGAAATGCATTGGAATGGTGATGATCTATTAGGCACGGTTGAGGTCTTGAGCACACCAAGTGGTAACATTTTGAAAGAATTATTCAAGTCAGGAATCAAGTTGGGTATATCAAGTAGAGGTCTTGGATCTGTACAAGAAATGCATGAGGATAATGCTGTGGAAGTACAAGATGATTTTGAATTGATAGCGTTTGATTTTGTATCTAATCCGTCTACTCATGGAGCTTTTATGTTTCCTATGAATGAAGGCGTTGATAAAACAAAAACAACAAACAAGTGGAACAAGGTTGAAACAATCATTAATGATATTATGAGAGGAGTTTAGTGTCCAGCTCTTACAAACGTATCATGTTAGGTAGTAGTCCCAATAAAAAAGTTGTAAAGAAGGTTAGAGTCGTAGAAGTTAAGCCTTCTCAGTTAGATAGATTAAAAGAAGAATTACGGACAATGGATTCGGTAAAATTATCAACCACTTTACAAAAGGATTATAATGCCCGCTAAGTCTAAGGCTCAACAACGTTTTATGGGTATGGTGCACTCTTACAATAAAGGTGACATGAAGGATGCTCCCAATTCCGTTAAAAAGGTTGCCAAGAGCATGACTAAAAAGTCAGCAAAAGATTTTGCTTCCACCAAACACAAAGGGAAGCCAGAGCACGTCAAGGAGAATGTAACAGTGAAAATTACACGTAGCGAGATTAAAGAAATGGTCAGAGAAGTCATGTCTAAGTCTGATATGAAGAAGGAAGCTGAAAAGCTTGAAAAGTTAGCTAAAGAGAGACAAATGGCTATGTTGACTAAGAAGGATAAAGAGACCTTGAGGAAGATAGCAGATCTAATGCGCCGACAAGTTAAGAAAGAATCTGTAAATGAAGAAATACTAAAAGAGGACATACCAGAATTAAAGAAAATAGTTAAAGAACTTGAGGGTGCCTCCAAGATGCATGCGGGTCAAGCAAAAAGAATTCAAGCTCATTTAGATAGCATGAATGTTGAAGAAGAATCTTTAGACGAAATTGGTGGAACGGTAAAACATTTTTACAAAAAACCTAGTGGAATGAAAATGTATTCTAAAGCAGATGCTTTAAAAAAAGTAAATTCTATGAAAAAAACAGCCGGCGCCAAGATTTATAAAGTTGAAAAAGTAAAGGCTAAGCTATATGGTAAGCCAGCTACAGTGTATAACTTATATACTAAGAATAAAAATCATTCAAACAATCAAAATCCTTATGGATTACCTATGATGAAAGGTGTTTATATAGTACCAGTTCAAGAAGCATTAAACGTAATGCCAGGACGTTCGGGAATAAATGCAGACGAACACGAAATAAAAGATTTTTTGCTCAAGGCCATGAAAATGTCGGGAATTAAAGTACTCAAGTACAAGCCAATGAAAAAAGGACTCATAGGTAACGATGTATGGGGTGGATTCTATACGGTTAAATCTTCCAATAAAAGTGATGTATTACCTTTGTATATACAACGTAGTGGTAAGATAAATTTGGGTGTAGCATCAAAAGAATTTATTATTGGTAAGATCGGGGATCTATCAAAAGTAGTCAAGAATTTAAAAGATTTTAAAAAAACAGACCTAGATCTGTAAATAACATCAGGAGAGTATTATGAAAAAGTTAAAAACCCTATTGTCTGAGGTTTTTGAAGAAAATCAGGAACGGATTGACGGTAGAGCTGTTAGCAAACAAGTCTCGGAGTATGGTCTTGTTGGTAAGAAACTATACGGTGAGCATAATATTATGGAGATAGCGGAGCAATTGGTCAAGATGGCAGAATCTGCACAACAACACATAGTAACGGAAACTGATGATTGGTTTGATAAGGTTAGTGTGAACCGTAACATGAAATCTATGACCGGGATGGTAAAGGAATTCAAGTCCACGGCAAAAGATCATAAAGCACTATCTGAAAGATTAGTGGCTCTATATGAGGATATGGGTGGAATACTGAACAGATATTACGACATTAGAGAAGAAATGGATCCAGTAGGTAAGGAAGATGGCGACATCGACAATGACGGAGACACAGACTCATCCGATGAATATCTAAAGAACCGTAGAGATACAATTTCTAAAGCAATAGATAAGGCAAAGTGATTGGAGTATTAGCTTGGATACTTATTATCATATCAGCAACAATCTGGCAGATAGTAGCTGCAATATGGGTACTGAGTTACATAGTTCCTCGAAAAAGATTATCTCAAGCCACTCAGGTCATTCACGCCAGTACTCAAACACATCAAGAAACTTCACATAAGCCAGTGGGTGTAGTGGAGACTCACAGTAAGAGTGCAGTAATGGTGGGCAAGCCGGATAGTATTAACGTCAAGATGGATAGTGTAGAAAAAAAATCAGTTGTAACACAAAAAGACAAGCTAAAACAACTCAGGAATAAATAATGAAAAACTTAGCAGATTTGATCTCCAAGATAGAAACAGGTAGAGTGTACACTGATAGAGATCGACCACCATTCAAAACAGAAGCTGAGCACATAGGAGCTGAACTACAAGAGCAAGATTCGGTAGCAGATAATGATATGTCTGCTGCAAATACTTTGAAGCCTCGTTTGTTACAAGCATACAATGTAATATCCGCAAATATAAAAGACATAGAAAAAACATTAAGTGGATTCAACTCACCAGGTCTCAAAGCAGCTTTTTTAGATTCAATAAAGAAATCAATCAAAGGAAATAAGTTTGATATGAGAGCAGCTGAAAAACATTTATTTAAATACTACAAAAGATAATGAAGATAACAAGAACAGAATTAAAAGAATTAGTTAAAGAGGTCATGTTGGAAGGCCGAATAGTATCATTGGAAATGCCAAAGGACAATTCATCTCAAAGAAAAATAATGTCTATTTTGACCAAACTTAAAGTACCAAAGGATGGTACATCCAGCAAAGAAGGATATAACATAGTCAAAAAAAAAGGTAAACAAGTAATTGAAATTCCTACAAAACACGTTGATGATGTTATTGAACAAATGATAAAAATGAACGTATCAGTACGTTCTATTTAGGAGGTTATATGGCTGTAGGTTTAGACTGCGGAACATCGTTTTATATTTCAGCACGAGAAAAATCAATTAAGAAGCAACGTAATGCTTTCTTGACGGTTGATGGGGATGCGGAACAATCCAAAAGAATGTTAAAGAGACAACGTATACCGTTTGTCGAGAAGGCAGGTAAGGTACACATAGTAGGAAAACATGCTTTCAACTATGCTCAAATATTTAGCACAGCTACACTCAGACGTCCCATGAAGGATGGTTTGCTAAATCCAACAGAAAAAGATAGTCTTCCAATCCTCAATGCTATTATTGGTGAGCTATTGGGTAAATCTAAAAAAGAAGAGGTTTGTGTATATTGTATTCCTTCTAAACCCATAGATGTAGAGCGTGAAGTTTCATATCATGATGATGTACTGAGTACAATCATCGAGAGTTATGGATACAAAGCCCATAAAGTAGAAGAAGCAGTAGCTCTTGGATATGAGGGTTTAGTCGATAATGAACTTACTGGTGTGAGTATTTCTATGGGAGCTGGTATGTGCAACGTAGCGGTTATGTATCAAGGTATGACTGCTGTGAGCTTTGCTGTATCAAGAGGTGGAGATTGGATAGATAACAACGTGTCTATGGATACGGGAGTACCAGTGGCCAAGGTATCAAACATAAAAGAATCTTCCACACAATTAGATTTAACCAAGGGTGTCATGCAAGACATTTATGGAGAGAGTACAGAAGAATTTACAGTAATGCATGCCCTGAGATCGTATTATGGAGCTCTAGTGAATTATCTATTAGTGAATCTAAAGGCTCAGTTTGAAGGAGCAGCTAATGTTCCAAACTTTCCAAAGCCAGTACCTATAGTTATAGGAGGAGGCACCTCTTTAGTTAAAGGTTTCATTGAAGTTTTTAATGAACAATTTGATCCAGAAACATTTCCCCTAGAGGTTAGTGAGATTATACTTATAGAAGATGCTCACACCGCAGTATCAAGAGGATGTTTAAGTGAAGCCCAACTAACAGAAGAAGATGAAGCTCAAGACAATACTTAAAGAAATATTAGAATTAGATCAAACTAAGTTTAAGCTACCAAAACTAGAATATGGTATAAATGAACTCAAGCCAATTAAGTCAGTAGATTTACATTACAATAAGCACCATGGTGGGTATGTAAAAAAATTAAACGATGCTATTGGTGATAGTAAGTATAAAGGGATGAGACTGGAAGATATTATTATACGAAGCCACTTAGATCAAAATCTAGCCGTATACAACAATGCAGCTCAACACTTCAATCATTCTTTCTTTTGGAACTTATTGAACCCAAAGCCAGAAGCTAAGGAGCCATCAGGTCCTCTAATGAAATCCATAGAAACTAACTTTGGAAGTTATGATAATTTTAAGAAAGAGATTATAGAAAAAGGTTCCAAACATTTTGGTTCCGGATGGGTATGGGTAATTCGTAACGGCAATGAATTAAGAGTACAAGATATGCATGATGCAGATAGTCCTGTAGCAAACAGAGAATATCCCATTATGGTAATAGATTTGTGGGAGCATGCATACTACATGGATTATCAAAACGATAGGGAAAAATATTTAAAATCTATGTTTGATATTATAGATTGGTCTAAAGTTGAGGCTAACTTTAATGGATACAAGCGATGAAAAGAGTTACGGTCAAGGAAATACGCACTTGGTTGAAAACACTAGAAGAGAATCGATATAGAAGATTAGTTAATGCAGATGCCAGACGCGTAGCTTGGTTTGTAAACAATCAGTTATCTGATAACTATGATACTATGCCTAAGACTTTGAGAAAAAAATGGTCAGAGGCAAAATATGGTAAAGAGAGATATTTAGCGGAGAAGTATCTTAGAAAACTAACAGAGTCCGTATTAAAAAGAAGAATCAAAAACATACTAAAAGAGGTTATTCGTGAAGCGAAGACTACTAAAAGATCCACCGGGCTTAACAGTACTGGTTCATAAAAACAATATAGACAATGCCCTATCTAGGTTTAAAAATAAAGTAAAGGATAGTGGTTTAATGATGGAATTACGTGATAGAGCTTTCTATGAAAAGCCTTCGGCAGCTAAGAGAAAAAAAATTAATGCTGCTAAACGTAGAAATAAAAAATAGTATAATTTTTATTAATTTCTACTATATATAAGTAACCAAATACTCTGTCCCACTTACAGAGTCTAAAAAATATACAAATCCCATTATAGTTCATAATAACTATATTTCCAAATAATACATAATATTAGGAGAGACACTATGAGTGATCTTTTAAAAGAAGCTATTGCAGATGCTAAAGCTGTTCGTGAAACAGCCTTACGTAATGCAAAAATGGCTTTAGAAGAAGCATTCACACCTCAACTGAAGTCTATGTTATCCGCTAAACTTTCTGAAGAAGAAGATTCTGAAGAAGATGAAATGGAAAACGAAACATGGCACGAAGAAGTCGAAGACGATGTCGAAGACGAAGGTATGCATAAAGAAGAAATGGAAGATGAAGTCGAAGACGAAGGCATGCACAAAGAAGCAATGCACGGTGAAGACGAAGCAATGCATCCAGAAGATGAAGCTATGCATCCGGAAGATGAAGCTATGCATCCGGAAGACGAAGCAATGCATCCAGAAGATGAAGCTATGCATCCGGAAGACGAAGGCATGGACATGGAAGGTGAAGAGTCTGATGAGTTGGATCTAGAATCTATCATTAAAGAGTTAGAGCTAGAGATCAATGAAGAAGACGACGCATATCCAGACAACGTTGAAGGTCATAAGGACCCTGATCATATACAGGATCTTTCTGAAGAGGAAGAGACTGATGATGAAGAAGAGTCTAAGGAAGAGGTTTATGAAGTAGAACTTAAAGAAGAGGATGATGCATATCCAGACAATGTAGAGGGACACAAAGATTCAAATCACGTCGTTGACATGAAAGAAGAACTAAGTCGTACCAAAGCTGAGTTGGATGAGCATAAGGAAGCAATTACCTACCTCAAGGATAAGATCCACGAAGTAAATATCCTGAATGCTAAGTTGTTATTTACTAACAAACTGTTCAAGGAGTTTGCACTAGATAACCAACAGAAGATGAGAGTAGTAGAAACATTTGATAGAGCACAAACAACTAGAGAAATCAAACTTGTTTATAGCACATTGAGTGAAAACTATTCCGCTAAACCTGTTGCTAAAAAGCGCAAGCCCAAAATTAACGAGTCTGCAAGTGCAAAGACGGGATCTACAAGACCTTCTAAGCAATCACGTAAAGTGATTACTGAAGAACAAGTTGTAGCTGATCGTTTTCGTAAACTTGCTAATATTAAGTAAGGAGACTTAGATGTCAAATTATATCAACGAAGCCCTTTTGGGTGCTTCAAACTACAAGGTACAGAAGAAAGAAGCTGAAAAACTTGTACAGAAGTGGGATCGTACTGGATTACTAGACGGTCTTGAAGGTGATTTCAAGAAGGGTGGAATGGCACAGTTGCTAGAAAACCAAGCTCGTGAACTCATCAAAGAAGCTTCAGCTACCAGCCCTAATGCTGGTGTTGCGGGTTCTTACAATGGCGACGAGGAATGGTCCGGAGTTGCTTTACCACTTGTACGTAGGATTTTTGGTGAAATAGCTGCACAGGAATTTGTTTCAGTACAGCCTATGAACCTTCCTTCTGGACTAGTATTCTACCTTGATTTCCAATACGGAAATACAAGAGCTGGTAATGCTGCAGGTTCATCATTACAAGGTAAAACAGGTAAATTCTCACCTTCAGGTAGTTCTGCTCCATTTGGTGCAGACGATGCTGTTGGAGGATCAGGTCTTTATGGAGCTGGAAGCTATGGATATTCATTAGCTACAGGTTCAGAAGTCATTGGTGCGCCAGCTGTTACATTAGCTACTTGGAAAGATGTAAACTTTAATGGTGAATTATCTTCATCTGTTAATGCAGGTAAAATCTTCAAAGTTGTTGAAGCTTTAACCGCAACAGATATTGATAAGTTAGCTATTAGAGCTGCCAACTTTATCTCAGGTGGACAATCAGCAGAAAGACCACACGGTGCAAACATAGGTCCTGCAAAGAATATCAATAGATTCTTTCCAGAACTTACATCGATTAGTGGTGATGAAGGCGAAGCTGGATCCGTAACATTTGTTGTATCTGCATCAGTTGCAGGCGATGTTACTGGAGAAGGTAGTGGCTTAGAAATACAATATCCAAAACTAAACACAGAAGCTAGCAGAGGTGATTTTGAAGATCGCATCGGTGATGCTACTGCTAATTCACTAGACATACCTCAAGTAGACATTGAGTTGAAGTCCAGAGCGATTGTTGCGAAAACTCGTAAGTTAAAAGCTGTATGGACACCTGAGTTGGCTCAAGACTTAAATGCATATCATTCAGTTGATGCAGAAGCTGAGTTGACATCAATGTTAACAGAGTATGTGAGTATGGAAATTGACCTAGAGGTCATGGACATGCTTATCAGTGATGCCCAAACCATTGATTACTGGTCACTAGTTGCTGGTAATGATTACAATGGAGTTGGTGGATTTACTAATACAACTTTCTATGGTACACGATTTGAGTGGTTCCAGACATTAGTTGCTAAAATCCAAAAAGTCTCTAATGAGATTCATAAATTGACACTACGTGGTGGTGCAAACTTTGTTGTTTGTGGTCCTCAAGTAGCAACAGTTCTCGAATCCATTCCAGGCTACATGACTGATACAGATGGATCTAAGAATCAGTTCGCTATGGGCGTTCAACAGATAGGTTCACTTGCAAACAGGTTTACTGTTTACAAGAATCCTTATATGGATGAGAATACAATTCTGTTGGGTTATCGTGGTAGTAACTTCCTAGAAACAGGTGCTGTGTATGCTCCTTACGTACCGTTAATCATGACACCATTAGTGTATGATCCAAGTGATTTTACACCAAGAAAAGGTATTATGACTAGATACGCTAAGAAGATGATCAGACCAGAGTTCTACGGTAAGATCTACGTCGATTCATTAGACCAGTTATAAATCGAACTAACTGTTTGACGGCCCACTAGTTGGGCCGTCAACTAAATTGGAGAACGCAATGAGCGCAATCAAAACAGAAGTGAGTTTCGAGGACGTAACATATCAGATAGGGTCAGTCAGACGAGTTGCAGCGGCAACAGCATTGGAAGCTATCAAAGATGGAACTGTCAGTAGTGAAGGCTATTTAACAAAGGATACATACGGATCCTCTGTTACTACCGGAGCATCTGCTTTCATACTTAGTAGTTCTGGAGCAGTAGGTCAAGGAGCAGCGTCAGGACAGCTCTTCGTTACAAGTTCTATGGGTATCACTGGTAGTGACTTTGGGACAGGCGCAGGTGTCGGTCAAACAGCACTGTTAGTATGCTTTAAGAAGTAACGTAGAAGTATAGAATCGAGATTCTAACATCATAAAAAGGGATGGTCTAACTATCCCTTTTTTTGTTTATGTAGTATATTTATAGATAACAATCATGAGCAAATTTAATTACATATATGAAGACCCCACCAATAATGCTAGTGGAAGTACACCATACTCAATCTATGATAATGATCAAACGTTTCAAGATGACAGCTTAACTGTTACTAAGTGGGTGGCTAGAAGACTGGGACATCCGGTATTACAATTGGAAATATTCAGTGGAAGTATATTTGCATGTTTTGAAGAAGCCATTTCAGAATATTCTCTTCACATTAACAATTATAATATGAAGAACTGGTTATGGGATCATTATGGATCTTCCAATAAAGAAAGCGGTTCCGCATATTCTCAAACAGGCAGTAACGAACCAGTATCACCGGGATTAGGAACATCTATTGTACTCAGTGAGGCTTATGGAACATATGCTGGTGTTGGTGGAGATACAGATCTCAAGAGTGGTTCTGTAGACTTGATATCAGGCAAACAAGAGTATGATTTACAAACATGGGCAGAGGCTTCTGAGAGTAATAAAAGACTTGAAGTTCAAATGGTATACAATCAAGGACCAGCTGCCATAACACGTTTTTATGATCCATTTGCAGGGTCATTTGAGCAGAGAAATATGTTAGATTCGTTTGGGATGGGTAATGCAGCTCCTGCAGCTCAGTATGTTATGAGACCAGTTAGTTATGACATAGCACGAGCTATGGCAATAGAAACTAACGATAAAATTAGAAAATCAGCTTACTCATTTAATATAGTTAATAATAAATTAAAAATTTTTCCAAGACCAACCAGCACAGATACCGGTGACAAGGTGTGGTTTGAATATTATGTTCGAGATGATGTAAGATCTACAAGTAATTCATTTACACAAGGCACAACATCTGATCCAAGTAATGCACCTTATAAGTTTTTACCATATAAAGAAATAAATTCAGCGGGTCGACAGTGGATTCGTAAGTATTGTCTGGCTCTATCAAAAGAGTTATTAGGAATAATACGAAGCAAATATGCATCTTTACCGCTACCAGGAGGTGAAGTATCTTTAGATGGTGATTCCCTCAAGGCTGAAGGTAGAGAAGAAAAAGACCAAATGCTAACGGAATTAAAAGAATTTTTAGAGAGTGTATCTCTATCCGAAAAGGCTCAGAGAGAAGCTGAAGTGGCCCAAGCTAATCAAACTGTACTTAGTAGAGGTCCTTTAGAAATATTTATAGGATAGATCATGGCAGCATTTTCTCCATTTTTTATACCTCAAAAAGAAGTTGAATTATTTGATGCTCTCAACGAAGAACTCATTGATGATATACTTGGTCAGTATGTTGATATATACAAGATTTCTTTGGATGATACAAAAGCTAACATATACGGTGAAGCTGGAACTAAATACTATCAAACTGGATTTAGAGTGAATTGTTTAATATCCTGGGAAGAGCCAGTATTCCAACAACTGGAAGCAGGACCTGATTTGGATACAAACGTGGAATTGTACTTTCATAGAAACACACTAGCAGAGGCAGGTTTTGCACCTGAAGTTGGAGATGTGTGTGATTGGAATGATTTTTATTGGGAAATAAATTCAGTAACTGAACCTCAATTGATAGGAGGTCATCAAGCTTTCAAGCATATGATAAAAGTAATAGCTAATCGATCAAGACTTTCTAATTTACAGATTGAAGAGAGACCAAGATAGCATGGCAGTTTTACCTTTGAGTAGTAGATTAATAATCAGTAATACAAAAACTAAAACTATTTCACGACCAATTGTAGAAGAGTCAGTAGAAAATATTTATGGAGATCAACCTCCAAGAGATAATATAGATGTCTCTGAATTAGCCAATATGATAGCTGGTAAATTGTCTGTGGGGAAACAATCAATACAAACCCAACAGAGCTTACCGGTGGAGGTTGATATTAAGAGAGCAATCTCTATAGGAAAGTTGGATAAAGATGCAGTGAAGTCTGAAACTCAAATAGGAACAGTTAAGACAAAGGCTCAGCAACTTAGAGCGTTGAGGAACAAAAGTGGCAATTAAACCAATAACTAACAAACAATCTACCAACAGACAGACTATAAATAGAGCCAGTCAAAAGTCATTCAAGACAAATGCCACTGGTAATGAAAGAATGTCAGTCAATCCAGGAAATAATTTTGGTAAGGGCCATAGTGTTACTCTCAAAGATATAGACACTAGTGTAATAAGTCATGTAAAAAACATAATGAAACCCAGAGTGTTAGATTCTGGAGAATATGTAAAGGTACCTGTGCTGTACGGTAATGAAGAAAGATGGAAATCTCTTAGAAGTAATGGAGTCTTGAGAGATAGAAATAATTCTTTAATTTTACCCGTAATGGTGTTGAGAAGGACTGATGTATCATTTAATCCAGACATGCCACTATCTTTTGATCATGACATCAAGGGTGAATTCATTAAGGTAGAGAGGTCATCCAAATGGTCCAAAAAGAACAGATACGATAGGTTTTCCATTCAAACCGGAGCAGCTCCCATCACACAGACTATAGTAACCGGCATGCCGGATTTTGTTGTATGTAATTATAGTATAGTTATAATGACAGCATTTATGGAGCAAATGAATGTAGTCACGGAAGTGTTTCTGGAACATTTAGAAACGTACTTTGGAGACTCTGAGCAGTATAAATTTTTATCTAGCCTGGAAGGTGGCATTACAGATGCTACCGAGATGACAGCTAATGGTGAACGTATCGTTAAGAATGAATTTAGTATGGCTGTAAAAGCATACGTTATACCAGAGTTCACTTCAAACGTCTTGGGTACAACCGAAAAAATATCAAAGGAATTCTCTCAGAGAAAAGTTGTGTTTGGATTTGAGGGAGATGCTACGGATTATCAAGTCAAATAGATGGTTTGGTAATTCATACCTATATATATATGAAATAGTCAAGAGGTTTTAAATGTCACAAGAAGTAAAATTTTCAAAACAAGAGCTAGAGAGAGTCAAATCTTTACAAGATGAATATCTATCAGTACAGTTGGGTTATGGTCAAGTTCATGTGGCGGAAATGCAATTAAATGAACAGCTAGATACACTATTGGACACTCGAGATGAGTTAAACAAAAAACTCAAGAATGTACGTGAAGCTGAGCAAAATTTTATTAAAGAAATAAATGATAAGTATGGTGATGGTGTATTGAACCCAGAAACGGGTATCTTCACTCAGAACAAAAGTCAAGACGGTTAAATTAAACTGTCTGTTTATATACCAGTAGTCCTACTTATATTTGATATCACTATACCCTTATACCAAAGAATTCTATGGAGAAGTTAAATGCCCTCAAGTGAAAAAGTAGTAAGTCCCGGTGTTTTTACCAACGAGATTGATCAGTCGTTTTTACCATCAGCCGTTGGAGACATCGGTGCAGCCCTTATAGGTCCCACAGTAAAAGGTGTGGCCAACATCCCAACAGTCGTTGGGTCTTACAGTGAATATGTACAACGTTTTGGAGATTCCTTTATAAGTGGAAGCGATCCATTGACGTATTTGACATCTCTAACTGCAAGAGAATATTTAAAGAACGGTACTGCCCTTACGGTTGTGAGAGTGTTAGCTGGTGGAGTCACCACTGCTAGATCACTTGTACCTAACGAAGATTATCAACATCCAGTATTCTCCGATAATGGAGCGTCAGGGACTGCTGATAGTGGACAGATAGAACCATTTGTGGAAGCATCCTCGTCCATTATACTGCACACGCTGGCTCATGGAGCAGAGCAGAATAATAATATAATAGGCTTCAATGGAGCAGAACCATCCTTATCAGGCTCCGCAGCCGCAACACCAGGAGGTCCTGGAGCAGCTCATACAGTTTTAAGAGAGAATAAAGTATTGATTAGTGGTTCAAAAGACAATTTAAGATATGAAGTAACAGCAAGGAACCCAAAGAAAGGTACCTTTAGTATAGTAATCAGAGCTGGTAATGATTCAGAAAAACGTAAGTCAGCGTTAGAGTCATTTACAAACGTCAGTTTAGATCCATTCCAATCAAACTACGTAGCTAAAGTAATTGGAGATCAAAGTTTTACACTCAAGGGTAGTGGAACAACCGATCCATACATTCAAGCTAGTGGTTCTTATCCAAATAAATCAAAGTACGTTAGGGTGGAAGTTCTCAAGCAGACTCCAAACTATCTTGATGATAATGGTAACATAAGGTTGACCAATTCAGGGTCCATACCTATTCTAATGAGTGGATCATTCTTTGGAGGTTCTTCAGGAGCAGCAGGTTTCAACGCTTTAGGTGATACTGCAGGAACTGTTGACCCAGCAGGTGGATATGCATTTTACGAAAAGATATCTGATTCAAATTCACAGGGTTTCAATTTAAACTCTGCAGCAGAAGGTCAGACCGCATATGAAGATGCAATCAATCTACTAGGTAATCAAGATGAGTATGACATTAATCTTGTATTACTGCCTGGAGTCATTGATGCAGGAACTGGTGGATCAAAACTTCTCACTAAGGCCATTGACATGGCAGAAAATAGAGGTGATTGTTTTGTAGTAGCAGATCCAGTATTCTTTGATAGTGCAGTGGGAACTGTAACTACGGAAGCGGAGACTAGAGACTCTAGCTATGCAGCAATGTACTGGCCTTGGATTCAAATAGCAGAACCTACATTGGGAACAAATGTATTCGTACCACGATCAGTAGTTATGGGTGGAGTATACGCTTTCAATGATAGAGTAGCTAACCCATGGTTTGCACCAGCAGGTCTAAATAGAGGTGGTATTGATGTTGCGATACAAGCAGAAAGAAAATTAACACACAGCGTTAGAGATACACTCTATGATAGTAACGTGAATCCAATAGCAACATTCCCAGGACAGGGAGTAACAGTATTTGGACAGAAAACATTACAGAAGAAAGCTTCAGCATTAGATCGTATCAATGTAAGAAGACTTCTCATTAGAGTGAAGAAATTCATAGCAAGTACTTCTAGATTCTTACTATTTGAACAGAATACTTCAGCTACTAGAAGTAGATTCCTCAACATTGTGAATCCTTTTATGGAACAGGTACAATCTAATTCAGGTCTATCAGCCTTTAGAGTGGTAATGGATGAATCCAACAACACTCCAGATGTCATAGACAGAAATATTTTGTATGGACAGATATTTTTACAACCAACACGAACAGCAGAATTTATTATTTTGGACTTTACAGTACAGCCTACAGGGGCTACTTTCCCAGAATAGTAACTGATACGAGGATTTTTTCAAACTAAACGATATTTATAGGTGAAAAGAATCCTTAGGAGAAAAACATGCCAGAGCTAGTTTCAGCCAACGAGATAATGTTCACACCATTTGAACCTAAATTACAAAATAGGTTCATCATGATCATCGACGGCATTCCAGCATATATGATAAGACAAGCAGCACGTCCTCAAATTACATTTGAAGATGTTCCACTACCTCACATGAACGTCACACAATACGTCAAGGGTAAGGGTGCGTGGGAAACACTACAGATAACAATGTATGATCCAATAGTACCTTCAGCAGCTCAAGCTACAATGGAATGGATTAGATTATCTCATGAGTCCGTAACTGGTCGTGATGGTTATGCTGATTTTTACAAAAAAGATATTACGTTTAATGTATTAGGACCGGTAGGTGATAAGGTTGAAGAATGGACACTCAAGGGTGCTTATATTCAACAAGCTAATTTTGGTGAAATGGATTTTGGTTCATCTGCTCCAATAGACATAACATTGACTCTTAGATACGATTACGCAATATTACAATTCTAAAGGTATTTAAATAGTGGATAAAGCCACAAATTTTAATGATATAATAGAACACGTACTAAACCATGAAGGTGGGTACGTTGACGATCCCTCTGATTTAGGAGGTGAGACCAACTTTGGGATTGCCAAGAGGTTCTATCCAAATGTAGATATAAAGAATCTCACGAGAGATGAAGCAAAGAATATCTACTTCGAAGACTACTGGAAGCCCAGTAAAGCACAAGACCTACCTCCACAGATACGTCAGATATACTTTGATATGTGTGTGAATTTTGGTAAGTCTGGTGCAGTCAAAGTGTTACAGCAGGCTTGTAATGCTAAGCGCAAAGAAAATAAACTGAAGGTTGATGGACAAATAGGTCCAATGACCATATCAGCATCCGAAAAGGTATCCGCAGAAAGGATACGAAGTTACAGAGTTTTACGATTCGCCAAGATTGTCTTCAATCGACCAGAACAAGAAAGGTTTTGGTACGGGTGGTATCGTAGAGCCGTACAGGTCTAAGGAGGACCACTATGGCAGAACAACCATTCCCTACAGAGATAGTAGATATCCCTAGCAATGGAGACGTATATCCCAAAGATAGCGCTCTCGCTTCAGGTAAAGTAGAATTAAAATACATGACCGCTAAGGAAGAAGATATCCTCACGTCAACCAATCTTATCCAAAAGGGTGTAGTAATAGATCATCTACTTGGAAGCTTAATCATAGACAAGTCCATTAAGGTGGATGAGTTAATATTAGGTGATAAGAATGCCTTGATGGTAGCAGCTAGAATACTAGCATATGGATCGGAGTATACAGCACGGATTCAAGATCCATCCACGGGTCAAATGGTCGATTATACTTTTGATCTCAGTAAGTGTAAATTCACAACTTTACCAGAAGATGCCGAGTACTCTCAGGGTCAATTTAATTTTACACTACCAGTTAGTAAGCACAAGGTTACGTTCAAGCTAACTACAGGAGCCATTGATAAAGCTATCAATAGAGATATAGAGGCTTCAAAGAAGATAGGAACGTCTGCAGAAGTCACTACAAGACTAAGACATACTATAACATCAGTCAACGGTAATACTGAACAACCAGTTATCGTTGAAGCTGTCCATAACATGCTATCCAAGGACTCGTTAGAACTTAGGAAGGAAATCCTAAGAGTCACACCGGATATTGAATTGTCGCAAAACATAGAATTAGGAGGTGATACGGTTAGGGTTGACATTCCCCTTACCGTTGAGTTTTTTTGGCCTTCAACCCAAGGATAAAGCCACCCTTCACAAAAACATATTTGCATTAATACATCATGGTCAAGGCTTTACATTTCGTGATGTGTATGATATGCCAATATATCTAAGAAACTTTTATACCAAAGAGTTAATTGATCTAAAAGACTCTCAAAAACAGGCTATAAAGGATCAAGAAGCGGAAAATAAAACAGTGACTCCTATGTCACGGTTTCCCCGTAAATAACTGACTTGGTAGATATTTATTCATAACTGGGGTAACCTTTATGGCTAATGAAAAAAATCTATCACCGGAACAAATATCAAAAACAACTGCTGAAGTAAATAAGCTAGAAAGACAGCTCAACAAGACAGCAGGAGCAGCTAAGCAACTTTCAGATGCTCTATCCGATATGGCAAAGTTACCGGATCAACTAAACACTCAATTCAAACAAACAGTAGGCTTCATTCAGGATATAAATAATATTACTGAACAAGCTGTTTCAAACCAAGCTAAGTATGGTAAGGTCCAAAAGGGTCATCTCGACATGCAGTTCTCTGCATCTAAGATAGGTGAAAAACTGTTTAAGATTACACAAAAGGATAGCATCTTTGCTGGAATGAAGGTCAATAGTCTAAAGAAGCAATATGATCAAGAAGTAGCAAGGACCGGTAAGACTAGTGAAGCATTAGAAAATGCATTTGCAGCGTTTGATCTGGAACAGCAAAGGGTCTCGGTAGCAGACAGATTCCTTGGTGTCATGAAGGATGTCGGTAAGAGTATAGGAGGAGCACTCAAGAGTATGTTGAGTTTTATTAATCCTTTGAATTTACTGAAGACGGGGTTTGGTATCATAAAAGATTTTGCAACTGATTTCTTTGATAGGATGAGTGCAATAACAGGTCAGTTTGGGGCTCTGGGTGAAGATAGACGAATAGTAGATGGACTCTTTGCAGCAGAAAACACAGCCATTCAGTTTGGTTTTGCTATGGAGGATGTTGTGCTGTCAACGGCTCAACTTGCAGATAACTTTGGTATATCGTTTGAACAGGCTGACGACTTAACAAAAACTATACTTCCTCTCTCGAGACAACTAGGTCTATCTGTAGATGAGGCCGGAGCACTTGTAGCTACATTTATGACTTCTCAGGGAGTAACTGAAGAAGTAGCTAAGAATCTAGCTCAAGGAGCTTTCGAGACAGCAGCTATTGCGGGAACAAATGCTCCTCGAGTATTAAAGGATTTAGCAGGGAATACAGAACTAGTGGCTAGATTTACTGCAGACTCATTAGATAATTTGGTGAAAGCAGCAGCTCAGGCTCGACAGTTTGGATTAGGTATTGAACAAACAGCAACTTTTGCAAAAGGTCTCCTGGATATCGAAGGAACAATTGTTGCTAATCAAGACCTTCAGTTCTTGTTTGGAAAACAAATAAATCTATTCGAGCTAGCACGTTTGGGTAATGCAAAAGATTTTAATGGCTTGCAGACCGAGTTATTCAAGCAGTTAAAGAATACAACAAATATTCAAGAAATGTCACTCAACAAGCAAGAATTATTGACAAATGCAACCGGATTAACTGCAGACCAAATATCCAGGGTCCAAAAGGGATTGAAGCTTAATAACAATGAGATTAAAAGTTTCAACGATCTATTGGGTAAAGATGGTATAACAGCTCTAACTAAACTCACGGGTAGCTTCAATGCAATCAAAGCTAACATTACTAAAAATTTATCACTACCCGTAAAAGATTTCTTAGATGACTTGAATGCATTTTTGGGAAAGAAGCAGACAATAAACCAGATAACTGATGCATTTAATAAATTAGGAGAGAAGCTGAGAGGATTCTTTAATGGTTCGGGAGATGAA